ATAGGTTTAGATGATGTTTATTTAACGGCCCTAATTGACTGGATGCTTTACCGAGCGTTCTCTAAAGATGCTGAGCACGCAGCGAACGCTGCTAGAGCTGGCGCCCACTACCAAGCATTTGCTTCAGGTATTGGCACGAAAACACAGAGTGATATGGGCTCTGCACCTACGGAGGCAGTGTAAATGGCTACTACATGGGAAAGTTTTTACCCTTACGTACAACCGTACGTACCCGGATGTCCTGAGATTGTTATTCAGTCCCACTTACAAGAGGCTGCAGCTGAGTTCTGCGCTAAAAGTGAAGTGTGGCGATACACCTTCGACCCGGATTATACTAGCGCTAATACTTCTGACTACGAGTTAGACGTCCCAACAAATGCAATACTAGAAACTATAATTTTCTTAAACCTAGACGGCGTGGCTTTATCTAGAGTTTCTGAGAGACATATCGCTCCTCCTTTAGAGGCTGACGGTACTACAGTTAAAGGAACCCCTACAAGCTTTAGTGTTTTAGATGACGAGAGTATTCGTTTTTATCCTACTCCTAACACTAAGCACACGTTTGTAGGTACGTCGGTTATTAAACCTAAGTTAACAGCTACGGGTGTAGAAGACTTTATTTTTGAGTCCCACGGACGCTCTATTGCGGCAGGAGCAATTGCAACTATTGCAGGCATTCCTAATAAGGAGTGGAGCGACCCTGAGTTATCAATGATGTATAAAACTAAGTTCAATCAAGCTGCGTGTGCAGCTAAAGGACGAGACACTAGGCGTGTTAATATGCGCGTAGCACCAATTGGATTTGCATAGGAGACTATATGGCGGAGACTTATAAATATGTTCAAGGTGATACAGGCCCACAGCTACGCCTTACTTTCACTGATGAAGACACAGGTACCGCGACGGATTTAACCGGCGCTACTGTGTACTTACACTTCCGCGCTGCGGGAGCAACTACGGTTTTGTTTAGTAAATCGCTGTTCATTGATTCTCCGGGTACTTTAGGTACTGCGGTTGTCAACTGGTCAACAGGAGAACTAGACCAAGACGCAGGTACTTACCAAGGTGAAATTGAAGTGATTAGAGCGTCCGGTATTAGAGAAACCCTCTACGACATTCTCAAGTTTAAAATAAGGGAAGACTTCGCATGATTCTGAAATCCACCGTTGCAATTGCAGCTCTCGAAGCCGCTGTTAAACGGTTAGGGATTTCATTAGAAACAAAAAGACTGCCTATAGCCATGGCTGTAGAGCTAGGTCACTTCTTAATTGAGAAAGAGTTTGAAGGTGCTATTAACGTTTATGATGGCACAGGAGCTATCGACGAGTTCACACTAGAATTCTTTAAATCAATTTCCGAGGGCTCATCTACTGCTGACGCAGCAGTGGTAGCGTTTAATAAAACTATCGAAGATACTCCTTCAGTATCACACACTGAAGTTTTCGATTTTTACAAGAACCTTGCTCATACCGCAGATATAGTAGACGCCCACGCTATTGCATTCAATAGGCCTCTATCAGATGACCCAACTACTTCTGATGATGCCACATATGATTTAAGTAAAGTAGAAAGCGATTTAGCTTCTATTGTAGATGAAGACTGGAAAGCGTTTAGTAAGGCATTAAGCGACGCTCCATCATTAGTTGACTCGATAGATACCCTAGCTTTCTTTAAAAACACACAAGATGCCGGTAATTTTACTGACTCAGAGACTCTAGCTTTTGCTAAGGTACTAAACGATACGGTAGGGGTTACTGATGACATAGATGGTACTGCTTCAGTTCTTGATGACCAAGAGATGCAATACTTTAAGAACCTTACTAACGTAGCGGACATTACAGATACGGTTCTTTTAACAATAGAATTTACTAGGAGTTTCGATGAAACCCCCAGTGTATCAGACGCGTCTACATTAACGGTAGCGAAGAGCCCTGATGAGACTCCCTCATTTACTGATTCGCAAGACTTAAATTTTGGTAAACTACTTAGTGAAGCACCAGTTTTAAGTGACGCTTTAGAGGTGCAAATGACGCTAGCGCCTTTCACGGAAAGTCCTAGCGTTACCGAATCGGCAGATATAGTGCCGAATAAAGTATTTAACGAACTGCCCTCGTTGACCGACGCGGGGTCACTAAGAAGTCAAGGTTATTGCGACTTCACATTTTTTGAGGAAGACTATGTCGGGGCTTCCAGAACATTTTAATAGGAGTTAATTATGATTAACGATAACTTGAAGCTCTCTGGTCAACTGAACATTGTCCTAAAAGACAAAGACGGTAATGTTAAAGAAGAGCGCACTGAAAAGAACCTTGTGGTACAGAAAGGTTTGGAGTACATTGTAGACCGTATGACGGGCACATCTAAAGCTGTAATGTCTCATATGGCACTAGGCTCTAGTTCAACAGCTGAAGCAGCTGGTCAGACTGACTTAGTATCTATTCTAGGCTCAAGAGAAGCTTTAGATTCAACTACTATCCCTTCGGCTACTAAACACAAAGTAACATATGTTGCCTCTTTCGAAGCAGGTGATGCTACTGGTGCAGTTAAAGAAGCAGGTATCTTCAACCATGGCACAGCTGCTACTGGTGATATGTTGTCACGTGTTGTATTTGACGTAGTTAATAAGGCTGCAGACGATACTATGACTGTCACTTGGACTATTACTCTATCAGCTACTTAGTTTAGGTAGGAGGTGAGCTTATGTCTACTATAGTAAATAGAGCCACTAAAGGGTCGCCTCTGACTAATAACGAGGTTGACTCAAACTTCTCTAATCTAAATGATGACAAGATGGAGAATTCTAACAACCTTAGTGACTTGGATAGCGCTGCAACCGCCAGAACTAACTTAGGAGTGCCTAGCACCTCTGAGGCCTCCGGTGATGCAGTAGCTATGTCAATCGCATTGGGCTAGGAGAAATAATGGCAAATACATTCAAATTAAAAACAAAGGCAAGTGTAGGTACATCACTTACGACAGTCTACACAGTACCAGCCTCTACTACTACGGTAGTTATTGGACTAACTGTAGCTAATAAGACTACTGGCTCAGTAAATGCTAGTGCTCAGATTGTTACAGCTTCTACTACAGGTGAGAATGCAGATGATGTGTATATCGTTAAGGATATCCCATTACCATCAGGTTCATCAGTAGAGATGATGTCAGGTAACAAGATTAATCTTGAGGCTGGAGACATCATTAAGGTTCAGAGTAGTGCAGCTACTTCACTAGATGCTTCACTATCAATTATGGAGATAACATAATGGGTTATTTAGGAAGAGTACCTAGTCCAGTACCAGTAACAGCAGACGATATACCAGCAAACAGTATTACAGCTGATAAGATTAAAGATGGTGTAATTGAGATTGCTGACGTTGGTCCTGTACTACAGGCAGAGATAGACAGCATTTATACTGAGGATGACTATATCGCAGATGAGATAGTTGACCTTGGTTGGGCTGATTAATTTAATATAATATAGGAGAAAACCTCAATGGCTACAATAGGCAGCGCAAAGGCAACCCTGGTTAATAAGATTGACTCATTGACCGCTAGTGCAACAGCAAAGGATACAATTTACCTTGCTAAAGCATTGAAAGAAAACACAAATCATCATTCATTTACATTCCAAGGAGCTTGGGCAGCAACGACTGCTTATGCCTTAGATGATGTAGTAACTAATGGTGGTAACACATATATCTGTATTGCAGCACATACAAGTGGTGCTTCATTCTCAGTAGGTAGTAACTGGACTATGATGGCTAGTGCTGGTACTGATGGTACTACAGTAGGTACTGGTACTACAGACCAAGTATTAACTACTAACTCTAGTGGTGCTTTAGCTTGGGCTGATGCTGCTGGCGGTGGTTTGTCTTCTATTCAATCATTCATAAGTTCTGGTTCTTACACCTGGACTAAACCAGCAGGAGTGAATAAAATTAAGGTAATCGTCACTGGTGGTGGTGGTGGTGGTGTAGGTGGTGTAAGTAATGACAACGGTGGTGCTGGTGGCGGTGCTGGTGGTACTGCTATTAAAGTTATTGATGTATCATCAGTAT